GGGTCGCTAACCGCCACCGGATCAGGGTTCCTCCATGAAGGGGTGGATCTGGGGGAGGTGAGTGCATACTACACCCCATATCCGAATTTGTAAATTCGTCGTGGGTGCCTCGTCACATCCATGATGTAACCCGCTGGGGCTTTCCTCCTTTCCCCCAGCGGGGTTTTATTTCTATGAAAAAATATTGAGTTAAATTAATTATATATCTCCATCTCCCCGGATTTTTACTCTTTTCTGGTCTTTTTTCTGATATCCCAATAAAAATATTTTACCAGATAACTTATTAATTTCCTTCCGTTTTAAAAATATTTTAAAAATATTTTAAAATAATCCTTTACTTTCTGAAATTAAACCTTATACTAAGGTCAAGGTTGAAGAAAAAGTTCTTTAGAAACTCAGGAAGATGCAGCGGAAGATGGGCGGTCAGAGTTTCCTGAATCATAACGGTGGTCAGAACAGAAGTCCAGAACAAAGCCAACACGGTAGCCTCTGGAGGACAAGCGAAAACGGTGGGAGCAGCCTGAAAGGGTCAGGAACACCGGACGGTAGCCAGAGCCACGGCGGAATAGACAACGCAAAGAATCTATGATGATCCTGTGGGGATGGTTTCGATCATCCCCGGCGCTCAACAAATTAAGGATCTGAAAAGCGCGACAAAACAAAACCGAAAGGAGAAAGAAAATGAACGAGAAAATTAAAGAGTCATTGAAGGCATTAGCGTTGGAAGCAGAAGCAATTTCTTTTTCGGCAATAGATGCCAAGACGACGAAATCCAGACAAGAGTGTTTCAGCCGAATTCAGGCTTTGAAAGGCGACATTGTTAGGTTTTATGAATCGATTAAACAACCATCCTGACGAGACCTAATGGCCGAAACCTGCCACAAGGCAGGTCAGTGGTATAAAAAATTAACCCTCTCTTTGAAAGGAGAACGAAAATGATAAACAAATTTGAAGAAGGAAGCGGCGTGGCAATGGTTATTTATATTGATGGTAAATTTGAAACCTTCAAGCTGTCGGTCATAGAAAGAAAAGCTCGTCGGCCGAAAGGCTACGAGTACGGGTTTGTCAATGAAGACCAAACCAAGTATTTTCATGGTCCATACTCTGGTGGTATAACGGGTTTCGGTATTAGCCAATATGAAATCAGAAAAATAGACGAGGAATGGGGAAAGGAATACAAGGTTATCACAACTGACCTTGATTGCATCCAAGCTCTTGCCAATGCGGAAGAGGTGAAAGCAAAGCTGGCCGAGGAAGAGGCAATCAGAAAAACTGAAGCGAGAGTTAAAGCAATCAATGCCCTGCCAAAAACCTTCTCTGTGATTCCAGAGCTTGATGAAGAATTTGAATTCGTACGTAGCGATGCTTCGTGTCTCCATGGACATGGTATCCCCATTAAAGGTGGTCATATCCGTCTTCGTAAAAAACGCGATGAGGGCAGTTCCTTCGAATCAATTACCAACAGGCCATACCTAACCAAATATATTTCCAAAGACAGGAAGCTTCTGGTCAAAAAGTTCGATGGCGATATGAAATGGCTGTTTGGCGAAAAGATTGCTTTTGCAAACAACCCGAAAGATCTTCTCACAAAGCTGGTTGCTCGTGAGGAAGAGTTGAAGAATCTGATTGCTGCAGCGAAGTAAATTCACTGAGGCCGGGGTGAGGATAGTGGCAAGATTGTCTGAGATGATTTCAAACGGCATGAGCCTGTTTCCAAGATCCCCGGTCATTCACTTGAAAAGGAGAATGACAATGAATGAACGGCAATATGATCTGATCAACAATGACGGCGGTGATGGATACAACCCGTATCACGCCGAGAGAGAAAAAAGAGAGATTGAAGAGGCCATCGCATGGGGCAAAACCAGAGCGGGCCGCAAGGATCGGATCTATCGAGATCTGGAATGCAAAGATTGCAGCGACGCACGGGAGTGTGGAACCTACAACCAAACAGAGATTGATGATCTCAGGGCACAATTGGTGACAATAGAGGCCGAGGAGATGGCTGAGTTTGTCACGGCATGGCCCCTGGATCTCACCAAGGATCGCCGCGCCTCTTGGAATGATAGGGTAAGGGCTGGCGAGTTTAACAAGTCCGGAAAAAATGAAGTCGATTATCAAAAAATGAGAGCAGCAGAACGAGAGCAGGGTTGGTCTTTTGGGGATCTGAAAAAGGCGGTGAAGTTGCATAGTCTCTAATTATCAAAGAAACAATCAAACCTTATTAGGAGGCGAAGATGTTGATTCTCAAAATAATATCCCCGATCATTGTAGCGGCAATGGCAATCTACCTTTTGGGATTTATTTTTTAACTTTATTCCTTTTGAAAAGAGAATAGAAAATGAACAAGGACAGACGGAAGAGAATTGATGAAGTGGCGGAGAAGCTGGGGGAGCTAAAGGATGAAGTGACGGCCATCATGGAAGAAGAGCAGGAAACTTTCGACAATATGCCGGAAAGTCTTCAAGGGTCAGAACGGGGTGAACGTTCTCAGACAGCAATTGACACCCTCTCTGAAGCCAAGAATGATCTTCAAAACGCAATTGACGGTTTGATGGGAATCGAATAATCCAAATTCAACAGCTGTCCTACCGGCATGACGGGGAGAAAGAAGGAACACAATGGAACTTCAGAACTATAAGAGCGTTGTTGCACAGAACCATGGCGGGAATACCACGGAACGGTTTGCCTTCATTCCTACCACAAGGGTGATTGACCTCCTCCAGACTCAAGGCTGGGAACCAAACAAGATTTCTGAGAAGGCTGTCCGCAAGGAATCCTACCGGGGATTTCAAACTCACCTCATCCGTTTCCGGAGAATAGAGGACAACATCAACGTCAACTCTCTGGTCACCCATGCCAATCATATTGTCAGAAGGCAAGATCCATTGACGATGTTTCCAGAAATAATTCTCAAGAATGCCCATGACGGCACCGCAGCCTTTCAGATCATGGCTGGGATCTTCCGTCTGGTCTGCTCCAACGGCCTGATCATTGCTGACTCAATGTTTCAGACCCATACCATCCGGCACTTAGGTTTTCAGGACCAGAATGTCATTGATGCCGTCTATGACGTCATGGAAACCACGCCAAAGATCATGGGGAGGGTGGATGACTTCAAGCAGATAGAGCTGGACAGGCCTGAACAGATTGCCTTCGCTGAGGCCGCATTACTGGCCAAATACGGTGAAGGGGATGAGAAGCTGAAGAAGTTTGACCCTGAGTTTTTGACCTATCCCCGAAGGAATGACGACCGGATGGGATACGGAATAACCCGGAATACACTCTGGAACACCTTCAACGTGGTTCAGGAAAAACTGGTGGAGACGGGCGGGAAGTTTGCCATTGGGAAACGTGGGCAAATGGCCAAGGCCAGAGGAGTCAAGTCTGTATCTGAGAACATCCGGATCAATCAGGCACTCTGGGCATTAACGGAGAAGATGGCAGAACTGAAGGGAGCTGCAAAAGCATAATCCTTTACCAGAGCATCAATTGGTTTTGAGCTGACCTGCCGGCTTCAACGGGGGATGAAGATTGATGCTCTGAATAAATGATTATAAACCAAAACAAGAAAGGAGAAAACCAATGAGAAGAGGAATAGCAATTGTCAGGTGGGATGGGAGTTTGACACTGGCCAAGATTGTCGAAAGGGAAGGAGATTATTGCATCGTGGCAGTTCTTCCCAGAAAGGCCGGAATTCCAATGATAGGGATACCAATCAAGAATAAAGATGTCAAGGAGAAACTTCAGCCGGTTTATTTGAACTCGGATCAGCTCAATGATGAGCTCAGAACCATTCTGGAGGGATGATATGGCAGCCAAAGCATTTTATTCAAAATCAGAAGATGATTTAATGTTGTCGGAAATCAAACGGAATAACCGTCTAAGCAAAGAGACATTCAAGTGCTGGTCGGATCTATGGCCGGGATTTTTCAATGGTCTGGAGCGTCAGCCGTATGCTTTATTCATCCATTGTGTAAGGCTGGCCAAGAGGGAATCCGTTTATATTGTTCTTGAATCTCAACCGCCCAGACCCAACAGAAGGAAAAGGGAACCAAAAGGGAAGAAGATTAGATTTTCAGATCAGGTCAACATCATTATTCAAAATGAGGCCCAGAAAGCAATAAACCGGGCAACAGGGAAAATTGTTGACTTGGTCCGGGTGATGGCTGAGGAGAATACGGACCTGAAGAATCAGTTGAGGGAGCTGAGGCCATACAAGAACATTGTCGATACCAAGTATGCCTTCTCAGTGATGCGGTGATAAAAAAACCTTTACTTCTTTTTAAAAATATTTTAAAAGGAGAGACAAGATGAAGATATTCAATGTCATCAAGTGGGCCGGAATGGGCATTGTAATTGGGCTGATTCTGGCCGGGATAATCTATCAGTATTCATGAAGGGAGGTCAATAAATTGAAACCAATCAAAATCAAAGAGAATCAAGGAGCATATATCACATTGGAAGCCAAGAAATGGATTGCCGTTGAGGCCGAGAAAAGGAATCTTCGACCAACCACTCTGGCCTCTGACATTCTGGAAAGAGCAGCCAAGAGATTTGAAAGGGAGGATAGGAAAGAATCATGAAGATTGTCCGGGAATCGTTGCCGTGGATCACCTGTGGATTCTGTACAGTTTATAGGGATTGTCCATCAAATGATCGGTTCAAGGAAGGAGAGAGATATTGTCCAGCCGTCAAGAATACGGTCAAGCCAAAAACCTCTGCCTGTAAAGATTTCACTCTTCACAAAGATTTCTACTGCCAGAACAACAACTGTTGGATGACCAATGAGATGTGTCTCAACCGCATCAAGAAACGAGATGGGGTCCGGTATTCAGAGTGTGACCGGTGCTTACAGGGGGATATGCTGTTCACTTACATTTCCAAGAAAGGGGAATAAGCCAATGAGAGATGAAACCCGCAAGAGAGTATCCATGGCAGTGGCTGCGATGACAGAATCAAGCTATGTCCCTTATGATCTTCCAGATATGGCTGAGATACTGGTGGACAACTATACCCCAGAGGATGCCCTGATTGATTCTGAGCAGGAATGCCTGATAAATTCCCAATGGAAATCTATGTCAGATGAAGCCAAACAGATCATAAATATCATCCTCAATTCTCCACAGGAGATGGCAAATCTTTTCTTCACTCCAGGAGGCAAAATGGTGAGGGGAAAAGCTACCGGCCAAGCCAATCTGATACGATATCTCCGTAAACAGTGGGGGGATGTCCGTTATGCCAGACAGGTGGTCCGGGAGATTGAGGCATTTGTGAAGCTGTGCTAAAGGGAGGATCATCATGGGACAGGCCAAGGCTCGGCAACAGGCAGCAGTCTCTGCCCTATCCAAGAAGGGCAGGAGGTTCTTTGAGTTGTTCCAGAAGATTTCCCGCAGGTACTCTGTCTGGGAAATGCTTGAGTTCATAAAGAGGAGGAAACTTTGAAATGGTATCAATCAAAGTTATCAGTCCAGTTTACAGTGAGTGTTCAGACATTCATGCCGTCAAGGATTGCCTGAAATATGAATCTGTGTTCTGGAAACAGGGTCCATATAAAAAGACCAGATCAGTCCAGCCAGCATATATGTGCTCCCACCGGAAGGGAATTGTCACCGGGACATTGCTGACGGGGTTTATCCCAAGGGTGGAAAGTTATTGCCAGAGAAATGGCATTGCGTTGGAAATTCAGCCCATTCTGGAGAGGATTAAACTGGCCACTCCAAATCTTCCGGGAATAGATTTCCGTGAAGATCAGTTGAGGCTGATTGGGAATATCAAAGATCAAAAAAGAGGGCTCATTGTGTCTCCTACCGGATCTGGCAAAACAGTGATTGCAGGGGGATTGATCTCAATGCTTCCAAAATCCTCCAAAGCCATTTTTGTTGTCCATACATCCAGCCTTTTCCTCCAAACAATAGAGGAATTCAAAGGTTGGTTTGGTCCGGTAGTTGGCTTCATTGGGAATGATGATTTTATCCTGAAAAGGATCAACGTTGTGATGGCCCAATCAGCCAGATCTATCATAGACGGAGATGACAAATGGACTGCCAACAAGTTCATTGACCTTCTCAGTGATGCGGATTTACTGGTGGTGGATGAAGCCCATCACGTGGGGAATGAGACAGGACATTATTCAGGAATCATGAAGAATTGTCTGGCGCCAATCCGTATCGGCTTTACAGCCACTCCAGCCAAGGGGAAAGAGGCATTGGTCTGTGAGGGGTATCTGGGACCGGAAATCGGGAAATTTTCCATGTCAGAAGGAATTGAGAATGGTATCCTTGCTAAGCCTCACGTGAAGCTGATCCCAGTACCAATTAACACCGCAGTGGCTGAGAAAAGACGTTACAATGACATTTACAAAAATGGAATCATTTTGAACAAGCAAAGGAACCGGCTGATCGCCAAGGAAATTTCCATTCAAAACCGAAAGGGCAAATCCGTCCTTGTCATGATTACAGACGTGGAGCATGGTCAAGCAGATCAGATTATGGAGATTGCCAAGGAGGTTTATAACATTGATGTTGAGTTTGTTCAGGGATCAACTGAAGGAATAATCCGGGAAAAAATCAAATCCCAGTTAGAATCTAAAGAGACAATGGCTGTCATCTCCACTTCTGTATGGTTTGAAGGGATTAATATAAAATCAGTTGACGTGATTATTTTGGCCTATGGTGGCAAATCTGATATTAGGACTCTTCAAGCAATTGGGAGGGGATTGAGAACGACAGAAATAAAAAAGGATATCTTGCTTGTTGATTTTTTAGATCCTTATAATTATTTAAGTTCCCATACAATTCAAAGAATTACAATATATGTCAAAATGGGATGGTTGTAATGGTTAAAATAAAATATTGTAAATGTGGATGTGGGCTATCTATAAGCCAAAGTTGGGAGTTTGTTCATGGTCACAATAGAAGAGGAGTTCCATCCCCCATAAAAGGAGTTCCAAGAACAGATGAAACAAAAAGAAAAATATCAACAGCCAAAAAGGGAGGTTTAAGCGGTTGGGAAGGCAAGCATCACTCTGAAGCAACTAAAATAAAATTGTCAATTTTAAAAACAGGCAGAATAGTTTCAAAAGAGACCAGAGAAAAGTTATCATTAATCAATATAGGCAAACGTCACTCTAAAGAAACCCGCAAAAAAATTTCTTTAATATCTAAAAATAATTGGCTTAAACCTGGGTATGCTGAAAAAATTCATAACAAAGAATCAAAGAGAAAAATATCAATTGCAACAATAAAACTTTGGAACAGTTTGGACTATATTGAAAAACAAAATATTAGCCGACAAATTCTTCCAAACAAACCAGAAAAGAAAATAATGGTTTTGCTTGATTGCTTATATCCGGGAGAATGGAAATATACCGGGGATTTTTCCTTTTTGATAGGGGGTAAAAATCCAGATTTTGTAAATATAAACGGCCAGAAGAAGTGTATTGAACATTACGGTACTTATTGGCATAAGGGAGATAACCCACAAGACAGGATTGATTTGTTTAAATCCTATGGTTGGGATTGTTTGGTTATTTGGGAAAGTGAATTAAAAGACTTCAAATCTTTAAGAAGAAAGATATTTAACTTCTCAGAAGGAACCCAATGCTCGAAGACATAGACATCAAAGCTTTCCTTGACCATTATGACATTTCATACCGGGAACGGGGAAAGAACGTTGGCCGGGGAGAGGTCAATCTGGAGGTCTGCCCGTTCTGCGGCGACTCCTCATTCCACTGTTGCACAAGCTTGTCCAAGCCAGTTTTCCATTGTTGGGTTTGTGATGAGAAAGGATCTGTCATTCGGTTACTCCGGGAAATGGAGATTTTCAAGGGTAAGAAAATAGGCCAAATCACCAAGCCATTTGTACAGGAAGGCATATCTGAGCATTTAGAGAGTTCAAATCGTCCTGCGACAAAATCTGGCGGGGAAAATAGGCAGTTTTTAACATTTCCGAAAGGCACTTTAGATTATCTCCCACTTCCACACTTTAATTATCTTCAGAATCGGGGTTTTGATCCGGACTTCCTGGCCAAGAAATATAAGCTGAGGGCAGTCTACAATACCGGGGAGCAGAAATATAGGTTCAGGATAATAGTGCCGGTGTTCATAAATGGCAAGGCTGTTTCATTTGTTGGGGCATCCTGTGTCCAGACAGAAGGCATTGTCAAATACCTTAACTGCTCGCCGGAAGAGGCTGTTGTCCCAGTCAATAACTGTCTCTACAACTATGACACCATTGAACGTGTAGCCGTCATTGTAGAGGGGATCACTGATGTCTGGAACTGCGGAGATGGGTTTATTGCCACCTTCCGGAAAGCCATGACATCAGAACAGGTGGAACTACTTACCCGGAAAAAGCCATTGCTGGAACGGGTCATCATCATGTATGACCCGGATGCACGTAAGCAGACAAGGGAACTATCAGACCGGCTTTGTGGCTTGTTCCCGGTTGTTGAGTCTTGGGAAATAATGAGCGATGAAGATCCGGGGAGTATGAAACCAGAGGAAGTGGCTGATTTAAGAAGAGAAATATTTTCTTAAAAATATCTTTATTTTCTTATCCCAAATCCTTTATACTCTAATTGCCCGGCAGGCAATGTAGTACGGCATGTATTAATGGAGAATTTGCGGCAAAGAAGAATCAAGGATTTCGTCCAAATTGTGAAGCCTTATTGAGTAGGGGCTGGTTGGCATTCTTGAAATAGGATAGTATTCTTGGTTATCTCCGCAACTTCCTATCCTCCATTCATGCTTGCCTGCCGGCAAGTCAACCAGACCTACTGAGTAAGGCTTTTTTTTGTTCTTTAACCACCGAGGATAACGGGAGGATTAAATGATGGATATGGTAAATCAAGAACCAACAATTGAGAAACATGAACAAACACCTGTTGGCATTGGGATTCCAGTGGAAATTGCCTGCAACTATGATTTAACACAAACAGAAAAGATCCTTTTTGGATACATTCAAAATCTCAGTAAAAAGTCAGGAGGATGTTGGGCATCAAATAGGTATCTTGGCAAGATTGTTGGTGTTGGAGAACAGTCCATTACAAATTCATTGCGGTCACTTCAAAATTATATGTATATCAATATTGAACTTGAAAAATCAACAAGAGGTATCAGCAGAAAGATTTTCATTAATCCAAATTACTTGACAATCTACAAACCGCTTGTTGAGATATTTTATGACAATCTTAATCTATTGGATGCTGAACCATTTATAAAAAAATTATACAGGTGCATAAAAGAAATTATGCTGCATCATAATAAAAATTATACTATAAGAGAATATAAAGAAAATAGTTTAGTTACTTCATCTAAAGATGAAGGCAAAGTTGAAACTTTGCCCATTGATGATAATAAAACCATTCCCAAAGTAAAAATAAACCGTCCATCTCCTCCTCCACCCAAGACAACAACTTTGACTCCAAATGAGTTTGATGATCTTCAAGGTTATACGAAAGAGGCAAAAGGTTTGCTTACCTACTGGAACAACCTATCCAAACCAATACCACATCACCGTTTGGATACCCATAGTCGGACGTTTGTTAAAGCATTAAACAATGCAGACCGTTATTTGAACAAGGGTTATTCCGTTGGCCAAATAAAAGATGCAATGGATACCTATTTGCGGGTCATTACTCTTGAGCACCCAAATTATCCGGGTTGTAAAGGTATGGTTGTTGGTTTGGATGATTTCTTTGAGGTCAACGGATTCTTGAAGGATGCCCCTATCATTGCCAAGCTTGGGATTAAGTCTTGGCTGGTGGAATGTTTGCGCCCATGGGATGAGATTGAAAAGAAGTTTTCTCGTCAATACCAAGATAAATATCCGGATGTTACGGAGAGGTTAAAGATGACTTGGCCGGGGGAAAGGAAAGAATTCACCCTGAATGAAGAAAATATTTTGAGGAAAACCGCAGAACGGGTTTATAATTACTTCATTGATTTGAAAGACTTTAAAGATGACGTGACGTATAATCCAAGGCATCCGGCCAGTTGCGCACCTTTTGTCTGGAAGGTTTTATCAGAGAAAGGGAACTTCGATTTTGGTAAGGTTCCAAATTGGATTCAGACGGATACTTTCTTTATTGAGAATGTTGGACCATACCTGACGGACATTGGTTACATCCAGAGGGGTTGGGAAGCTGAGGCCATTCGTTTTTCAACCCAACAGAAGAATATTGCCAGACAACAACGGGAACAGGAAGAGGAACGAGGAAGGGAATCTTTAACAGCAGCTGATTTCTTTTGAGGATGTTTATGGAATGCAAAGAGGGCACCAAAGGATTTCTTTTTGACCTACCGGATGACTGGGAGGACAAATGGCAGGGAATGCCGGAGTTCAGTCAGAAGGACATGAAGCCATTTGATTCAATAAATGTCCAATTCCGGAATCAGGAGGACATGAGTGCCTTTCTGGTAATGTTAGGGGAAAGCCCATTTCGTAAACAGACAATCTGGTATCCCAAAATGGGGAATTTGACCCAGAGCATTAGGAATGCACCTCCCACCAAGGTTGCTCAGAATAGGTATCCAATTTATGTTCCCACAAAAGGACGTTGGGAAACTGCATTGACAATCCGATCACTTGAAAAGCTTGGCCTCCATTATTTCGCCGTCATTCAGCCGCAAGAGGAAGAGCATTACAGACCGTTGGTTAATTCCGGAACTATCCTATTGCTGCCGGAAGGGTTGGATGGTCTTGTTCCAGCAAGGAATTGGATCAAGGACCGTTCAACGGCTGCGGGTGACGCAAGGCATTGGCAGATTGATGACAATATTGATGGGTTTTATAAACTGAACAATAATCTGAAGGTCAAGGTGATCGATGACAATCCATTTGTTGATTGTGAGGATTTTTCAGATAAATTTACCAATGTGGCAATCTCCGGACTTCAGTATGAATTCTTCGCTGCCCGGAGAAGCAAGCACCCACCGTTTCTTTTGAACACAAGGATTTATTCTTGTTCCCTTATAAACAATTCAATCCCTCACAGGTATCGAGATGTTTACAATGATGATACGGATATTTGTCTGAGGGTTTTGAAGGATGGATATTGCACCATTCTCTTCTATGCTTATTTATGCAAGAAGATGACCACAATGCTTTTGAAAGGAGGAAACACAGAGATATATCAGGGTGACGGCAGATTGGAGATGGCTGAGTCATTAAAACGTCAACACCCGGACGTTGTGACAATAACCAAGAAGTGGGGTCGCTGGCAACATCAGGTCAATTATGCTCCGTTCAAGAAAAATAGATTGATTTTGAAAGAGGAGGAGGGTTAATGGCAGTCATCAGAAGGAACATTGTTTCAGGCGATCTTGAGAAGCGGATTTTGATTGGGTTGATAACCAATGATGACTTTTGTAGCAAGTTGATAAGGATTTCAGACAAGCACTATTTCAAAATGGATTATGCCCGTCAGGTTTACCAGTGGTGTCAAGAATATTTCAAAATTTATAAGAGAGCACCGGGAAAGGAGATACAAAACATCTTCATTGCTGAGAAGCCAGCTATAAAGGAAGCGGATGAAATCATCATGACAGAATTCCTTTCTGAACTTTCTGAACAGTATTCCGGAAACAAGACCAACAATGAATTGCTTTTTGAGCAGTCTCGTGATTATTTCCGGGAGAGGGCGCTGAACCTCTTGGCAGAGAAGATCCAGAACAACGTTGTAAGGGGAAGGATTGATCAAGCTGAGGATGATGTCCGGAACTTTCACAAGGTCAGTAATGAGTTGGGGAAGTGGTTCAATCCGTTTGATGCCTCCAATATCAATCAGGTGTTTTCGGATGATGAATCAAATAAACTCTTCCGTTTTCCCGGCGATCTGGGCGAGATGATCGGGGACTTTGAGAGGGACTGGCTGGTTGCCTTCATGGCACCGATGAAAAGGGGAAAGAGCTGGTGGTTGCAGGAGTTGGTTATTCATGCCTTGATGAATCGGTTAAAGGCAGTCATCTTCTCCTTTGAGATGAACAAGATTGCGGTGTCTAAAAGGATCTACAAGAGGATTGCTGGACTGGCTGCCAGTCCAGGCACCTATAAAATCCCGGTATTTGATTGCGAGAGAAATCAGGACGGATCTTGCCGGAAGGAATTGAGGCCATGTGACGTTTCAGTCAAGGCAGCAGGTACGGATCAGCCAAAGGAATACAGAAGGGTTGATGGTTATAAGCCTTGCAAGATATGTAAGGAAGCCAAGAACGGGGATTATCGGCGTGCTTACTGGTGGGCATTTCAGGAGCAGAAAAAGTCTTTTGACGCAAGGGAGATACAAAAGCGGTCAAAGCACTTCAAAATGCTGTATGGCAATAATCTTAGGGTGATGGCCTATCCTGCCTTTTCTGCTTCATTTGATGATGCGGAACGAGACCTTGAGGTGTTGGCTAATGAGGGATTTATAGCAGACGTGGCTGCATTTGATTATTTTGACATATCAAATCCGGGGGCTGGAACAAGCGGATTCTCAGAGAGGGCCATCGCGGATCATGTTTGGAAACGGGGAAAGGGTCTGGCTACCAAGTGGCATCTCATGAATGCTACGGTTTTGCAGAGCAACCGGAAGTCAATAAGCAAGAAGAGTTTGGAGCAGGAGGATACATCAGAGGATATCCGCAAGCTGGCCCATCCGGACGTTGTGGCAGCTATCAACCAGACACCGGAAGAGAAGGAAATGGGCGTTTCAAGGGTGAATATTATCGTGCATAGGCATAATGAATTCACCTTTTCCGGGGAGGTTATTGTTTTGCAATCCTTTGCCTTGGGCCAGCCCTTTCTGGATGATGAGTGGATTAAGGAGAAGGGATAAAAATAAATCAAAAATATTTTATGAAAAATATCATCAAAAACCGAAAACCAGGTTATACTAATATCAAGAGTGGACAAGATCAAAAAAATAAAAACTGGAACCCAAAAATTGAAAGGAGAAACATCATGGCAGTAAAAGCGATCGCAATGGAGAACATCAAATTCAAGGAGTTGGCCGCACAGATCAAGGTTCTGAATGACAGCAAGCTTTTGGAGAAGCCCATCGCCACCGTCGGTGCCAGCAAGGAGATTCTGGTTGCTGCCTTCATGGCAGCAGTGCTGGCCATCCCGGATGATGCTAAGGGGGATTGGACAGGGCCGAACAGTGTTGCGGAGTATTACCAGAAGATCACGATTGCGGATGTGCCGGCAACGGCCACCAAGCCGGGAAAACCGGCCAAGGCACCCAAGGCAGAGAAGGCACCCAAGGAGCCCAAGGAGCCCAAACCGGCCAAGGAGAGAAAGAAGGGTCGGCTTTTCATTTCCGCAGCTGTTCTGGCCAACGCATCCGGGCAGACCGTGAAGGAATTGACTGATCTGGCTGACGCAGAGTATGTCAAGGAAGGCGGCAAGGCCAATGACAAGGAAGCCAGCTGGGCCATGAAGACAGTTCTGGCATCCGTTGAGGCATTTGACATCCTGACCGTTGTCGACGGAACAGTCACAAGGAAATAACCGGGAGCATTGTCAAGGGAAAAGGGGATGGCTAATCACCATCCCCTTCTTTCTTTTGGGAGATTGATTTGAAAAAGCTGAAATCTGGTCTTACTATCCGGGGGGATAGTATTTATTGCCCATTGTCCTTTTCCCTTGACACGTATGGGAATTGTGAGGCTGATTGTTGGCATTGCTATCTGCGTCGATTGAACCATATCTGGGGAACAGATTTAAAGCCGCTTGATGTAGAGTTGTTTTCAAGGTCATTGTCCAATGGCCTTTCAAATAAGAATCCAAAATCACCGTTGGCCTTTGCTTTGTCTCTGAAAAAGACAATTCGATGGGGGAATAAGGCAGATCCGTTTCAGATGGCTGAGAGGGTCCATCATGTGTCCGGGGAGGTCTTAAAGATTCTTGAGGGTCATAGGTGGTCTTTTGTCATCCAGACTATGTTCACTGAAGTGATGATGGATTATTTTGATGATATTATCCGTATGAAGGATCTTTGTACCGTACAACCAATTATTTCTCCCGGAGCTGAGGATGATTGGGACGTTTTAGAAAGGCGACGGACCACTCCGGTTGAGGACCGGATTGATCACATTCTCCTTTTGAAAAGGAACGGTGTTCCGGTTGGGGTTAATGGGGAACCGTTCATTCCGGGTTATCATACCGTTGCTCAATTCCGTTGCTTGATTCATAGGTTGAAATCCCATGGGATTGTAAATTATAACACATACAGTTTTCATTTCAATGATTTTGTTGCTAAGAGGCTTCATAATATTGATATTGACATTGAAAGGATCTGGTATTATAATCAGGATGAGAATTGGAAACCAATCCTTCAAAAGCTGATAGACATTGCCAAGAAGTACGGAGTCAATCTGGGCTGTCCGGATTTTGTCAACTCTGGTAATTATCAGGAGCTGACCAATACGTGTTGCGGCATTAATGTCCCCAACCCTACAACCTTCAATTTGATAAATTTCAAGAGGAGGATCTTGGCAGGAGAGGATAGGGAGGAAGTTTTTAAATCAAGCTGGGATGGTGTAGGGGATAAGGAATTGGGCAGGAGAGTTTTTGATGGTAAGGAACCGGGGATGTATTGTTTGAAGGATTGTGGGTGCGGGTTGTGAATCATACTCCTATCGAAGAATATGATGGAATATTTGTCAAAAGAGAGGACTTGTCTTGCCCTTCTCCCGGACCTCCATTTGCCAAGGTCCGGGGATTGTATGCCCATTTGTTGAAGTTGAAGGCAGAAGGGATTTCCATCATTGGCTATACGGAAACTTCGATTTCAATGGCTGGGTGGGCGATTTCATGGATTGCCAAGGAACTTGGAATGACTGCCGTGATTTATAATCCGGTTTATAAGGTTGAACATTCTGTTCTGGAATATCATAAAAGTAAATGGATAGAGTTTGGGGCTGAGATAAGGAATATTGATGCCGGTATGGCAAAGGTAAATTATCATATCAGTAAAAATATGCTGAGAAAGGAGTTTGGCCCGTCAGCGGTTTTACTCCCATTGGGAATTCCTTTGTCAGAAACGGTTGTTGAGGTTTCAAAAGAGTTTCATGCTTCTGACCTTGGCAGATTCAGGACCATTGTGGTTTGTGTTGGGTCAGGAACTATGACGGCAGGAATATTGAGGGGAATCCGGGAAACGGGGTATAATATAAGCGTAAGAGGGATTTTATGCAGGGAATCATGTCAGAAGGTAGTCAAGAAAGATATGATTGTTTCCAAAGCAGGTTATCTTCCTTTGGACCCTCCAGATTTCAAACTGATTGATGAGGGATATGAATATACAAACAAGGTTGAGATTGATTGCCCTTTCCCATGTAATCCATATTATGATTTGAAAGCTTGGAAATGGCTGATGGAAAATAAGGATGGAATTGAAGGACCAATACTTTTTTGGAATATAGGAGCATAAATGACTTATTGGGAATTGAAATCACAGGTATCCAAGTTGGTTCCACGGCTTTCAGTTTTCCTTGACCAGAAACAAAGACAGAGTTTGGTTAAAGAGAAAGGCCGGAAATCCAATTATCATCAGTTCAATATTGAGACCGGAGAAGTGGACAAGAAGGAACGGTTGCTCAATCTGGAGGAGATGAAATCATTTATTGAAATCAGTCTCCGTTCACAAGCCTGTCCAATGTCTTTAAATGCGGATGTTTATGACTCCAAGCGTTGTACATATGCTTGTCGCTATTGTTTCGCTGATTTTGCCAGAGCAAGTCTTTATTCCTCCTTTTTTGACAACACCAAAGGGATGGGGATGAGGGTCTGCAATCCGGATTTCTTCAAAAGGGAGTTGGATGAGCTTTTCAAGCACCGGGGATCAAAGAAGGAAAATCTTCAGGATGTAGCCAAGGCCATATCAATGGGGATGCCCATCCGGTTAGGAATTCGGTTTGAGGACTTTATCAGGCCGGTAGAAACCAAACACCGGATTGCTCTTGAGTTGTTAAATTATCTGGCTGACAATGAGTATCCGGTAATGGTCAACACCAAGTCCGATATGGTTGGGGATGATGAGTATTTGAAGGCATTTTCCCGGAACAAGGCCAAGTCAGCAGTTCATGTGACAATGATATCCTGTGATGAGAAGTTCTTGAAGGATCTTGAACCGGGAGCACCAACCTTCAAGGAGAGGATTCAGGGGTGTAGGAATCTGAGTGATGCCGGTATCCGGGTGGTGGCAAGGATTGAGCCATTTATGACCTTCATGAATGATGATAAGGATATGACGGATGAATACATTGAAAGGATTTTGGATGCTGGTATCCGTCACATGACCTTTGATTCATATAGCTACTCTGCATCTGGGACCGGGGTGAAGAATAACTTTGCCCGGTTTGGCTATGATTTTGAGAGAATGTATAAAATAATGAGTGAAGCTCAATGGTTAGGTTCATTACTTCTCGGAAAATACATGGACTATTTCAGGGAATCCGGTTTGCAATGTTCTACCTTCGATGCCGGGAACGTCCCGACCAATGATGATCTGGTCTGCTGTTCCGTTAGTGACCTGTTTGGTCTGGACAGGTTTTGCCAAGGAAACACTACAAGCGCCATCAGGTTTATTATGTCACGCAAAGGCCAGAAGGTTACTTGGGGAGATTATGAAAGCCACGTAGCAGCAAATAATGGCTTTTTATCACCTGTTTTTAAGGGGGAGGTAAAACACCTTTGGAATCTGTCCGGGGATCTTTCTTTTGCGTTGGATCATGCAGCAGGATTAAAGCCGGTTGGTCAGGATGGAGATGGCTTGATCTGGGTGTTTGATAAGAAGTATGATGGCAGGGAGGAGATGTTGAGGAGGGTTATATGAGCAATGAACCCAAAAGAGAGGTCCATTCATTGCCCTTGGATTCAATCCTGTATGGTGATGGGAAGGTGCCCAAGCTTTGTCCGGGTTGTGGTGAGATGAAAACCATTTCTGATTTTTATACCAAAAGCAACCAGCCAAAGGATACGGACGGAAGAAGCAAGTGCATTGAGTGTATCAAGAGTGAAAACCAAGAAGATCGAAAAAACAGAGAAGGGGGAAATAATGGCAAAGGAAGATAAGAGGGAAGCGATCTTTGCGTATGCGGCGGCACTGGATCAGTCCAGCAAACAGAGGAATACCATCCTGTGCTCCAAGAACAAGATTTTCATCATCAATTTTGACAAGACAATCCTGTTGCATTTCATCCTGACTTCAGATTGTCCGGAGTTCAAGGAGACAATTGTCTTTGATGCGGCTGATTATGATTCAGAGAATTTCAGCATTGCGGACGGAAGGGTTGTATTCAAGCTGGTCCAGAATGGCTATGTCCGGGAGAAGAAATGCGGGGTGAACAAGTCTCTGGATTTTGATACCGTATCCAAGCTGTATAAGAGATACATTGTCAAGGATACATCTTCCCATTTCATTTTGAGGAAGTCTGTTATGGATCTTCTCTCTGATGATCTGAGCCATGTTGAGATCCACTTTGATGCCGGATTAAAAATAATTCAACGTGATATCTTCTCCGGGGATATAATAGAAATAACAAAGGACAGATCCGGATTGGACCTCATGAACTTTGAGGATGATCTGGCTGACTTTGATCCGGTAGGAATCCGGACGGTGGATCTGGATGCCCTGTTCCAGAAGGATGAAGAACTGGAATTCTTTTTTGTCCCTGATCGCAGTTACTTTATTGTGAAGGGGAGGACGTCAAAGATGTCAGCAATCCTTTCCCAGTGTTTGTATGATGAGCTGGGAAGATTAAATATGATAGGAGGATAATGCAATGGGTGGGGGAAAGAGCAGAAAGGGAGGTTCCATCTCAAAGAAGTTGATCGACCGGATTAAAAGCGGCAAGGCCGGAAAGAATGCTCAGAAGAAAGCCAGTGAATCGAAAGGACTTGACCTTGGGGACAAGAAATGATTATCTGGATGCCCTTGAACGGTTTCAGATAGAACCTAATTTTTGGTGTTCGGAAGAGTATTTTCAAAGGGCGGGATGGAGAGTTGAGCTTGATTCTGGCATAGTTGCTTATGTTTTAGAAGATCAAGAGCCAATGTTGTCTCCCGTTGGTTTGAAAACAGGAAACAGCTACCCAACAGGGGTTTTAAGGGGAGGGATTTGGGCCGGTTTTCCGGGTGACATTGGGGATTATCTTCTTGACTACAACTTCATTTATGATCCCAAATCCTTTCTGGATCTATCCGGGGGGAAATGGCAGGTGTTCAGAAAGAATTCCCGGAAGTATCCCAACCGCTTTGGGGATGGATTTTATACTGATCGTTGGCATACTGTTATTGATGAGGAAGATGTAAAGGATCTTTTCATTTCTTGGTTAGAAGGGAAGGAAGGGGAGATTCATGATGATGAAGTAATGTTGGATTATCTTCTCAATGGAGATCATAAAAAGGTTTTGATAGATGATGATGGGAAGATCGTTGGAATTAACGTCTGGGATGAAAATTACAGATATGTAAATTTTCGTTACTGCGTTTGTGATCCGGGGAAGTTCTTGAGTGAGTATATGCGGCTGTTGTTCTATACTGATCCAGAAATCCTTTCGAAAAATAAACTGGTCAATGATGGCGGTGCTTTGGATAGTCCAGAGCTATACCGTTTCAAGATGAAACTCAATCCAATTAAAGTCAATGAAATTTATTCTTGGAGGAAGAAATGAAAAGGACTGAACTGTTAAATGCGTTGAAGATGGTTATTCCCGGCATTGGAGATAAGAATGTGCTCTTGGAAGGTTCCAATTCATTTATGTTTGATGGAGATTGGATCAAGACGTTCAATGATGAAATTTCCGTTTCTTTCCCGTTCAAGACGGATGTGAAGTGCTTGATCAAGGCTAATGAGTTTTTCCGGGTCTTGTCCAAGATGGATTCAGAAGATGTCAAGATGATCATGTTGGATGACGGAAAACTCCGGATGTCCGGTGGAAAGACCGTTCTCAAGATGACGTCACTGGACACATCCTCTTTCACGGCTTTGGTGAACAATCTGTCCTTGTCAGAGGTTAAGTGGAAAAACCTTCCGGAGAAGTTCTTGGAGGCTTTGGATGTTTGTTCCGGGTTTGCTTCCAAGAATACTGCCTTTGCGGCTTTGTGCGGCATCTCAATCGGGGATGATGGGCTGACGGCCAGCGATAGAACAAGGGCTGGATTCTACCGTATTTCTATGAGGGTGAGGGAGCCATTTGTTCTGAAGGCAGAAGCTGCCAAGGAGCTGGTCAAGTCTGCTACCATCAGCCAGTTTTCCGTTGAGGATAACTGGGTTCACTTCCGGGATAAGGACGGAGTGTGTTTCAGTGTCCGGAAATACAAGGTGGAATTCCCAAGGGATGCCGTGAAGAATTTCATGAACTTTTCTGATGTCGGGGCTGAGTATTCTTTCCCTGAAGGACTGGCAAAGATAATTGACAGGGTGTCAGAACTGGCATATTCCACCGGAGAAGGGAATGAGTATGTTGCCCTGTCCTTAGACAACAAAGGGAGTTTGATCGTGTCCGGGTCCAAAGGTTTTGGGGAAATTGAGGACAAGATTGCCAAGGATAAGGATTGGTCATTCCCGGAAGATATGAAGATCCAGATCAATCCGGCTTGTTTCCTTTCCATTCTGTCAATGGGTCGGAAGTTTTATATCAAAGACGGAAAGTTTTTACTGATGAAGAATGGAGATTTGGAAAGTGTAATTGCCCTTGTTTCTTTGGGATAAGGGGGGGAGATAATGAATTACCAAGATTTTTTAAATGAAAAGGCACAGATCGGGTCATTTGACGGTTTTGATCCTTTATTCATGCCATCTTGCCTTTTTGATTTTCAGTCGGCTCTTGTTGATTGGAGTATTCGGAAAGGTAGATCTGCCCTTTTTGAAGATTGTGGCCTTGGTAAGACAATTCAGCAATTGGTTTGGGCAGAAAATATTGTCCGGAAAACCAATGGGAATGTGCTTATAATTACGCCAATGTCTGTTTCCTCTCAAACCGTCCGGGAAGGAGAGAAATTTGGAATTGAAAGTCATCGTTCTATTGACGGCAAATTCCGAAAAGGGATAATAGTAACAAATTATGAACGGCTTCATTATTTCCATTCAAATGATTTTGTTGGAGCTGTTTGTGATGAATCAGGAATTCTCAAAAACTTTGATGGTATCCATAAAAAGGAAATTATTGAGTTTATGAGAAAGATGAAATATCGTTTGCTTTGTACTGCAACCGCAGCTCCAAACGATTATCCGGAATTAGGCAATTCAAGCGAAGCTCTTGGGGAACTTGGATATATGGATATGTTAATGAGGTTTTTCAAGAACGATGAAAATACACTCAAGGCAAGACGGTATATTTATAAAGATAAGCCAAGTGAGATTTTAAATGAGTCTGGGCATTGGCGGTTTAAAGGCCATGCAGAAGAGCAGTTTTGGAAATGGATTTGTTCATGGGCAAGGGCAATTAGAAAACCGTCAGATATGGGATTTGAGGATGATGGATTTCTCTTACCGCCATTAGAAGAGAAGGAATATTTGGTTAAAACAGAGCGTCAGTTGGATAAGGGCAAATTATTTAATATGCCTGCCCAGGGATTAAAGGAACAGAGGGATGAAAGAAGGGCAACAGTTGAGGATAGGTGCAAGACAGCAGCAAATCTTGTAAATAAGACCGGGAAGTCAGCTCTTGTATTTTGCCATTTAAATGATGAAGGGGATTTATTGGAGAAGTTGATCCCTGATTCGGTTCAGGTATCCGGCCAGGATGAAGACGATAAAAAAGAAGAGATATTAGCATCATTTATTGATGGGAAGATAAGGGTTTTGGTAACGAAGCCAAAGATTGGTGCATGGGGATTAAATTTTCAACATTGTTCGCATATCGTTTCTTTTCCAAGTCATTCATTTGAACAGTATTATCAGGGAGTTCGTCGTTGCTGGAGGTTTGGTCAAAAGAATCCAGTTCGATCGGATATAATAACATCAATTGGAGAAAAGAATGTTTTGAAAAATCTCCGGAGAAAATCAGTTGCAGCAGATAAAATGTTTGAGCAGTTAATTGAGAATATGAACGATTCAATTGGGATAAAACGGGATAGCACATCATTTTTAAATATTGAGAAATTGCCTGATTGGATATAAAGATCATCAATCAAAAGGAGAAAATATGACAGTAAATATTCAGGAATTAAAAGAGGATTATGCAATTTATAATTGTGATTGTTTAGAGGCAATGCCTAAGTTTCCAGATGGAAGCATTCATCTGTCTGTTTATTCTCCACCATTTGGCGGGTTATATCATTATTCGAGTAGTGAGAGGGATTTATCAAATTGTAAAGACTATAAACAATTTTTTGAACATTATGAATTTGTTGTTAAAGAGTTGTTTCGGTTAACCATGCCAGGTCGGATAACAGCAGTTCATTGTGCTGATGTTCCGAGTGGGAATAGTGGGATTGATAATCTTGTAGATTTTCCAGGAGATATTATCCGACTTCATGAAAAGATTGGCTTTCATTATATTGCCAGATATTCCATTTGGAAAGAACCGCTTGGTGTTCGGAATAGGACGATGGCAAAGAACCTTGCCCATAAAACAATTGTTGATGATTCAAGTCGGTGTAGTGTTGCTTCAGCTGATTACTTACTTGTATTCCGGAGAAAGGGTGAAAATCCTATTCCAATTTCTCATCCTCAAGGATTAATGGAATATGCTGGAGAAAGACAAATCCCAAATGAATTAATGGAATTTAAGAATTGGAAAGGGAAGCAAACAGAAAATCGTTATTCACATTGGATTTGGCGCCAATATGCTTCTGCTTTTTGGGATGATATCAGAATAGGCCGGGTGTTACCATTTGTTGAGGCAAGAGAAGAGGATGATGAAAAACATGTCCATCCATTGCAATTAGATGTTATTGAAAGGTGTATTATTCTTTGGTCAAATCTGGGAGAAAAGGTTTTTACTCCATTTATGGGAGTTGGATCAGAGGTATATGGGGCAGTAGTAAATGGGAGAAAAGGAATTGGGATGGAATTAAAAACATCTTATTATAAACAAGCCCAGAGGAATATGGAGAGCATTCTTACTCAAGGCAAGGGAAAGTCATTCTGTTTTTTTTAATTGAGACAAATACTCCGGAAGGCTATATAATAGACGGTAGGAGCCACATACGCAATGTTTACCAATCTCCATGTCCATACAGAATACAGCATCCTTGATGGCGTCGGTAAGGCCAAGGATTATGTTAAGAGGGCCAAGGCTATTGGCCAGACCTTTTTGGGAATTACCAACCATGCCAATATAGATGGCTTCTTGAATTTTCAATCCGCAGCCAAGAAGGAAGGGATCAAGCCAATATTCGGATGTGAGCTGTATGTGGCTCCGGATGCGTCGGTGAAGAATGATACAAGGTTCCACTTGACAGCTTTGATTAAGAATGAGACTGGGTTTCAGAACCTTTGCAAGATGCTCACCTATTCCAACCTCTATGGCTTTTATAGAAAGCCAAGGGTTGACTTCAAGTTGGTTCTGGATAATTGTGAAGGTCTGGTCTTTCTTTCCGGTTGTTCTGCCAGTGCCTTTGGGGATGAATCCGGAACGGATTTCCTGATGAAATTATCCCATCAAATTCCCGGTGATTTTTATCTTGAGGTAATGCCCCATCTGCTACCCAGTCAATCGCGTATAAACAAAATTTGCGTGGAAATCTCCTACAATCTGGACCTGCCTTTGGTGGCTACTAATGACTGCCACTACATCAATAAAGGGGACGATGTTCTTCATGAGGTCTTGTTGGCCATCCAGACTCAGGCAAAATGGACAGATCCAGACCGTTTTCGATTCAAGGCGGATTCATTCTGGCTCCGGTCAGAGCAGGAAATGAAGGATGCCTTTATTGAGCAAGGGGTGTTGTCCAAGCCTCAATATCTGATGGCAATTAGGAATACGGCAGAAGTGGCAGGAAAGTGTTCCAATTTTGAGATCAAGAAGAAAGAGGTTTGGTTGCCGGTTGTAAAGGGGATTGCGGAGGAGGATGAAGGGGAGTTTCTGACCAAATTATGTATGGATGGATACCTAAGAATATTTGGGAAAGTATTGAAAAATGGGCAGTATCTGGAAAGATTTCTGGAAGAGTTTGAATTGATAAAGAAGAAAAAATTCATCAGGTACTTTCTTGTTGTAGAAGAATTAATCTCATGGTGTCATGATAATGGTATCCTGACTGGACCTGGGAGGGGCAGCGTTGGCGGCAGTCTCATCGCATTTTTGTTAGGGATAACCACTGTTGATCCAATTAAGTATGGTCTTTTGTTTTCCCGTTTCATTGATGAGAATCGCGGTGATTTGCCGGATGTTGATATTGACTTTGAAGACATAAAGCGTTATCGAATCAGGGAACATCTGGAAGAGTTATATGGGAAAAGGAACATTGCTTCAGTTTCCACCTTTATGAAGATGAAGGGAAGGGCTGTTATACGGGATGTCTCAAGAGTTTTTGATGTTCCAATAAAGGATGTTGGAGAGTTTGCCAAGTCAATTGTTGAAGAAGAAAATGATGAGGATGTAGTTGAACGGTCAGCTCATGAAACTCCAGAGGGTCAGAGATTTCTGCATATGTACCCGGACGTTGTAAAATATGCTTCTCAGTTGGAAGGACAGATCCGGGGTACATCCCAACATGCGGCTGCTATCATTGTTTCCGCAGAGGATTTAACGCAAGGGACAAGAGGGAATCTGGCCGTCAGATCAGAACAGGAGGTTGTTAATTGGGCCAAGGATGATGCTGAATATATGGGACTGATGAAGTTGGATATCCTTGCTCTCAATACCCTATCTGTTTTGAATGAAACCAAACGGTTGATCAAGAAGAATCACGGGAAAGAGATTGTCTTTGAGAGTATATCCCTTGACAATGAAAAAGTCTTTGAGTCTCTTTCTAAAGGGGAAACGGTTGGAGTTTTCCAGTTTGATACTTGGTCAATGACCAAATTGGTTAAGAGGCTTGGTGTAGATAGCTTTGGATTAATGAGTGATGCCATTGCATTGGTTCGACCCGGACCTGCGGATTCAGGAATGACAGATGATTTCATTTTGAGGAAGCATGGAGCCAGATGGAAAAAGAAAAACCGGATTTATGAGAAGATTACAAAAGACACTTTTGGGATTGTAGTCTATCAGGAACAGGTCATGCAGGTTATCCATCAGGTTGCTGGATTGCCGTATTCAACTGCAGATAAGATCCGGAAGGTTATTGGTAAGAAGAGGGATGCCAAGGAGTTCAAGCCATATGAAGATGCTTTTGTAAATGGGTGTTTGGAACAGAATACCTTTAATGAATTGGAGGCAAGGGAATTTTGGGAAGCTTTACAAAGTCATGCACGTTATTCTTTCAATAAATCTCACTCCACTGAATATGCAATGATTTCATATTGGTGCTCATGGTTAAAGTTACAATTTCCGGCTGAGTTTATATGTGCCCATTTGACTTATGGTTCTAACGGGAAGAAAGAGGATCTGGTCAAAGAGGCTCAAAATATAGGTTTGAATGTTATCCTTCCCAAGCCGGGGATTTCTGATCCATTGAAATGGGTAGTGAAAGATGGTAATATCTACATCCCATTCATGGAGATAAAGGGAGTTGGACCAAAGACAGCCGGGGATTTTGTTAAATGTAAACCAAAGAAACAGGATGGTTTCTTTGATCTTGGAGAGTTGAAGCCAACAGGTAAGATTGCAGAAATATTAAAGCGGATTGAATCAATAAAATCTGGTACAACAGGGGATTTATTCAAGGACTTCTCATTCAATGTTTCTCCGGTAAAGACAACCCAAAAGGAATGCTTTTTCATCCAGAAACATTGGAGGAATACAGATCTGGTCTATTGTGAACTTTGCGGATTAAGAAGAGAAGCCAAAAGACCAGTCATGCCTTCATTCGGGATTTACAATGTTATGATAATTGGAGAAGCTCCGGGGAGCAATGAAAATGAAGAGGGGAAAGGGTTTATTGGTAAATCTGGTGATCTTCTATGGAAAGAACTGGCCAGATATTCCTTTACAAGACGGCAGTTTCATATTTCCAATACGTGTAAATGTTATCCGGGGAACATCAAGACGCCATCCGGAGAGCATATCAAAGTATGTTCCCGTTGGTTGGATGAAGAGATAAAAATGACCAACACAAGGCTTTGTCTGGCTTTGGGGAATGTGGCCTTGAAGTATTTTAAGGGAGAAGATGGCGGAATAATGAAGCTTTGCGGTACAACGGAATATGTCGAATCAAAGGGAGTTTGGGTGTCATGGGGGTTACACCCTTCATCAGTCTTACATAATCCAACCAATAAACCATTGTTTGAGGATGGGATAAGGAATTTTGTCAATAAGATTAATTCTTCAGGAGGTTTCAAATGAGCAAGGATAATGATCGCGTTGAACTACATTTAAAGTTCAGGCCAAAGACGTTTGAGGAGTATCTTGGGAATGATGCCTTGAAGAAATCCGTTCTGGATGTTATTGATCGGACAAGGACGTTTGTTTTTTATGGTCCAAGGGGATGCGGTAAGACAACCATTGCCCGGTTGTTAGGGATTAAGATTGGCGTTTCAGATATTGATATGGCAGAAATAGATGGGGCTGATACCAACGGAGTGGATGCAGCCAGAGAGATTAAACAGGCAGCTCAGTTTGCTCCTCTGGATGGGAAATACAAGCTGTATATCATAGATGAGTGCCATCGCCTCACAGGCAATGCTGCCGATTCTCTTTTAAAAACACTGGAGTCACCACCGGCACATTGTTACTTTGCCTTGTGTACAACGGATTTCCAGAAGGTCTCAACTACAATCAAGAGCAGGGCCAAGTGTTATGAGGTAAAGCCATTGGATGAGAAGGAACAGAACTTTCTCATTCGATGGGTTTGCCATGAGGAAAAGTTCAAGGTTTCTCCTGCCGTTAAAGCAGCCATTATTGAATGCTGTGAGGGAATACCAAGGGAGATTATTGTTGCCTTGGATATGGTAAGGAATATGGAGAATGATGAAGAGGCAATATCATTGATCCATGCGGCAGTCCATCATGAAGTCAAGGAACTTTGCCAAGCATTGCTGAATGGTCGGAAGTGGGGGGATATTGCTGTAATATTGAAGACGTTGAAGGATGAACCAGAGAGGATCAGGATGGCCGTTTTGGGATATATGAATGCGGTTTTGTTGAATGACGGGAAGAGCAATGATATGGCCGCATTCATCATAGAGGAGTTTGAGAAGTCAGTGATGTATTCTGGAAAGGCCGGTTTGTCAAAGGCATGTTATATGGTTGTAAAAGGTTAAGAGGAAAAATCAGGCAATTATATAAATTCAAGGTATAATAAAAGAAAACAAGGAGGATAATATGACCCCAGACGAAAAGAAGGATTTTGATATCGACAGAAATGATCTGGATGGGGAATGGATCAGGCAAGCCGGTCTTTATGCATATTATGCGGATAAGTATGCTGATGCATTGAGAAAGAGGAATTCACTTTGGCTTGACAAGAAGATCCTCAAGGCAAAGTTGTACAAGGAGCACCGGCTTTTATTGACGGTTGATGGCAAGGCGCCAACGGATACGAGGACGGACAATGAGATCCATGCTGATCCTCGGTATGAGAAAGCGTCAAGAGCATTAATTGATGCTGAGGTTGAACTGGAGAAGATGGATGGCTTCAAGTGGGCCATGGAACACAAGAAAAAGGGACTGGATAAGGTATCTGACAATGCAGATAGATCCGGCTCAATGCCAGATAGTTATCAGGGGAAAAGGGATGCGGCAATTGAACGCAAAAGGGAGGAATCAGAGGATTTTGACCGTCAGCAACGGGAATCCCTAACAGCCAAGAAGGGCATCAGGAGATGATATGAGCCTATGGATGATAATAGGGGTTGTTTTTCTGAGCCTTATTGGCGGATATGTCATCTGGAGACTTTTGACATATGGAACGTTCAGGAGTTACTTTCAAGCCAAACTATGGTATAACAATCGGAAAAAGGAGGAAAAAGGAATATGAGAGAAGCAAGACGGTCAATGCGTGAAGAGATGCAGAAACGGATGGACAAGGAGAATAATCATTATCAGCGTCGGGGCAGTCTTTTCCGGTCAGACATTCAGGTTAAGTTTTACAAGGCACCGGAGAAGGCCAATCTGTTGGACATCCTTGCCTATGAAACGGGCAAGTTTGATCCCATCGGTCCCGGGGAATTTGCTTCCACTCTGAGGGTTTTTATCCACCGGGGAGCTGCTCAGGATGGCGGGGATATCATCTGCATTGAACAAACCTTCCGAGACAAGAAACGGAGAGATGAGCTGTTTGGTTCCAATTCCTTCTGCCCTGTCTGCAAGGAATACCGGAAAAAGGTGGCGGCAGGGGCAACCAAGGAAGAAACGGATGCCCTGAGATATGGGAACTGGCCAAGGACCATTTACAATGTCTTTGATCGGCGCAATCCGGGGGAAGGTGGTCAGATCTGGGAGACATCTGCATATCTGCTCCAGCAGTATCTGGAATCCATTTCCAAGAAGTCAATCCTGCCGGGAGAGGCACAGACGTTTGAGAACAACATCCCATATATGGACTGGGAAGAGGGGAAATCAATTGCCTTTGACCGTCAGGGGATGGATGAGAAAACCAAGTTCATCGGTATCAAGTTTGAGGATCGGCGATCTGCTATTCCGGATGAGGTCATCAAGAACGTAAAGCCTTTGGATGAGCTGATTGCATGGCCCACCGTTGCGTCAGCTTATGAGGCTTTTTGGGGTGTTCCGTATGAGGGCGAAGCATCCAATCCTCCAGAGAGGGCTGCAAAGCACAAGAAGGAAGAGCCCAAGAAAGAAAAGGAACCGGAACCGGAACCCAAGAAGGAAGAGCCCAAGAAGGAACCGGAGCCTGAAGATGAAGAGGCAAAGATGGTGCGGCAGTTGGAGGAAATCCGCAAGAAGAAAGAAGCTGCCAAGCAGTCCGCCAAGAAAGAGGAGTCCAAGAAAGAACCGGCCAAGGCATCAACATCTGGCGGGGATTGCCCCAGTGGCTACCAGTTTGGGGTTGACATTGATGAGAAGTCTGAATGTGCGGATTGTCCCAAGTGGACAGAGTGTGCCAAGGATGCAGATCGCCGGGAACGGGAAGGATCAAAATAGCATTTTGGGGCAGAGATGTATTTACCACCGCAAGCAGAAAGAGCAAATAAGACGTCAATTGATCTTGTTAATGACTGGGTTTGCTACTGCCCCATAAGGAGAAAATGATGAAGATAGAAAGAGAAACAGCCGTCCAGAGCCATGAGGAAGTCCAAGACAAATCCTCAGTTGAATTCCTTCATACCGGCTCAATAAATCTGAATCTTGCGGCTTCATGCAAGGGGAAGAATGGGGGGATTGCAAGGGGAAGAATAGCCAACTTTGTAGGGGATGGATCCAGTGGAAAGACGTTATTGGCCTTGGAATTGGCCGCATGGAGTTTCCACAAGATTAAGGGGGTTTCATCTCATCTTTTCCCTCCAGTCAAGAAGATCCGCATTCGGTATATTCTGGGGGAACAGGTGATGGACTTTCCCGTTGCGGAAATGTACGGGAAGGAATTTGAAGAGTCAGTTGAATGGGATCATGATATTGATACTGTTGAGGCAATGGGAAGGGATTTGACACGGTCAATTCAGGAGAATAAGCCAGGGGAATTTCTCTTGTATGTTATTGATTCTCTCGATTCTCTGAATTCAGAAGCATCCAAGGCCAGATTTCTGGAAGCTGCCAAGAAGGACAAGGCAGAAGAGGATTCATACAATACTGAAAAGGCCAGATATCTTTCCCAATCATTCTTTTCAAATGTCTGTTCCCTTATGGCCGGCAAGGACGTGACCATCATTGTCATTTCCCAGATCCGGGAAAAGATAGGGGTCACGTTTGGTGAAAAATACGGAAGATCCGGGGGAAAGTCTCTGGATTTCTACACCCATCAGGTGTGTTGGCTCCGTGAAGTTGAGAAGATGAAACAGACCATCCGGGGAGAGGAGAGGACCATTGGAATAAGGGTGGAGGCCAATTTCAAAAGGAACAAGGTTGCCAAACCATTCCGGAAGGCTGAGATGCAGATCCTGTTTGACTACGGGATTGACAATTTGAAGAGCATGATCGCCTATTACTGGGGACCAAAGGTCAAGGAAATGCTTTATGACGGGGTAACATACTCCAGAGATGAGCTGGTCAAGTTTTTGGAAAAGAACAATCTGGAAGATCGAATTGCAGAACTGGTTGAGGAGCAGTGGCTGGGGATAGAGAGGGACTTGGCACCGGATCGAAAGGGGAAGTTTTAATGGTAATGCTTTATGAAAATTAATAGGCCAAAACTTTGTGAATGTGGTTGTGGACAAACAGTTAGGAATAGATTTGTTCAGGGGCATACTCAAAGAAATAAAATTCCTCATAATTTTGGAAAAAGGGGAGAATACCATCATTCTGAAAAGACAATAAAGAGGATGTGTGAGTCTCGTTTATACTATATCATTTCAGAAGAAACAAAAAAGAAGATAGGAGAATCTAATAAGGAGAGATATAAAGATGGTTTATCAGAAGATCACATAAAGAAGCTGTCAATATCACATATGGGCCAAATTGCATGGAACAAAGGAATGCATTTTCCAAAGGAGAGGAGAAGAAAAGATTCAGTAAGGGCAAAGAATCAATGGAAAAATCCTGATTTTGTTTCTAAGCAAATGAAAGCAAGAGGAGTAATGCCAAACAAAACTGAACTTTGGTTCCAGAATTTTCTGAATTCTCTTTATCCTAATGAGTGGAAATTTGTTGGAGATGGTCAAGTTATTATTGCAGGCAAATGCCCAGACTTCATTAATGTCAATGGTCAGAAGAAAATCATCGAACTGTTTGGTGATTACTGGCATCGGAACCAAGACCCACAAGATCGGATTGATATTTTTAAGCCTTATGGATATAAAACTCTTATAATATGGGAAAATGAGCTAAAAGATATGGTTGAATTAAGATGCAGACTGGAAAGGTTTTCAAATGAGATTGATCATTGATTCAAATTGTCTTTGTTATCGATCATTGCATTCAATGAAGGGGCTTTCTTATGAAGAAAAGAAAGTGGGGATAATTTTTGGGTTTATAAAGCAAATTTTTAAATTGGCTGAGCAATTTAATTGTAAAGATTTTATTTTTTGCTGGGATTCCAGACAGTCATACCGGAAATTGATTTATCCAGAATATAAGAGCAACAGACATAGAGATTTGTCAGATGAGGATCAAGTTGATCTTCAAGATGCTTATCTACAATTTGATGAGTTAAGGGAGAAAGTTTTGCCATATATGGGGTTTAATAACTCATTCCGGCAGAATGGATATGAGGGGGATGATATTTGTGCTTTTATTGTTTATCGTATTCCGGATGATACCATTATTGTCTCCAATGATAATGACCTTTTCCAGTTGTTGAGGGATGACCGTTTCTGTCCGGTAAAAATATGGAATTTCAAATCACTGAACACAGAACAATTTTTCAAAAAGGGTTGGTATGGGTTGAATCCTTCAGATTGGATTAAGGTCAAGGCCATTGGCGGTTGTACCAGTGATAACGTCAAGGGTGTTCCCGGAGTAAAGGCTATCACGGCATCCAAGTACGTTGCTGGCGTCTTGAGTAAGACTACTCAGGCATATGCGGCCATTGAATCCAAAGAGATGAAGGAACGTGCACACTTCAATCATTCTCTTGTTGCCCTCCCTTTTGCCGGCAGGAAGAAGATCAATATTGAACTGGTTGAAGATGAGATAACATTTGACAAGTTCAAGAATACGTTTGGCCAGTATGGTTTCCGGTCCTTGTTGGGTGAGGATCAAGTAAGGAAATGGACCAACCTATTCTTTGGAGGGGTAAGTACATGAAAGGAGGGGATTTCGAGCGAGAATTCAGCAAGCGTCTTTCCATCTGGTTTTCCGGAAGGGATGACGTTTTTTGGCATACTACCGGTTCAGGGGCAAGGGCCACTTCCCGGAGAAAAACTGGAAAGGATACAGAAGGCCAACATGGAGATATCTTCGCTACCTGCGAGGAGGGGAAGCCACTTGAATGTTGTTGGAGCATTGAGCTGAAATCCGGTTATCACCAAGGGAAATCCTCTCGGAAATTAAAAGACAAGGATGGAGCAGAGGTCAAGGTGTATTCCCGGTGGGACATCCTTGATCTTATAGACTCAACTCAGAAAGACCCAATCATCAATCAGTTTTGGGATCAGGCCAAGAGGGATGCTGAGTTATCAAATAGAATACCAGTTCTGGTTTTCCGACGAAATATGAGAACTGCCTGCATTTGTTTCTCCCGGAGTTATTTTGGAGAGTTGGTTGACATGTTTGGGTATCCAAATGCCATTGTTATTCAGGTATCCAAGAGGATTTGCATTTTGCCGTTGAAGGACTTTTTTGAATGGATAGAGGATATCCGACCAATTCTGAAGAAGCAAGGTATAATAGAAAAGAGAAAGGTCAGGAGATAGGCAATGTTTGAATCTTTGCGCATACGGAATTTCCAATCTCATGAGGATTCATCCTTTAAGTTTTCTCCATTCGTAAATATCATCTGCGGATTAAGCACTGTTGGAAAATCATCCGTCATAAGGTCTTTAAGGCTCAATATTGACAACCGTCCATCTGGGGCAAGATACTATTCAAACTTTGCTCCAGATAAGGGAGAAGCTCAGATTGATTTGGGATTAAGCAACGGTTCAGTTAGTGTTATCAAGGATGTCAAGGTTACTCTGGACAAGAAAACCGGGAAGAAAAAGAAGGAACTTGTTTCAACAAAATATGTAGTCATATCCAAGGCAACAGGGGAATCATTCAATTTTACCGGAGTTGGAGAGGATGTCCCAGATCAGGCCAGATCACTTTTAAACCTATCAGAATTGAATATCCAGAGGCAATTTGATTCTCCATATCTGGTTTCCAATGATTATTCTGCCGGGGAAGTTGCCAAGATCATAAACAAGATAACGGGATTGGAGCCAGTTGATGAATGGGTTTCTTCTCTTACATCCTCAATCAATGAGAATAACCGTTCTGTTACTTTGTTGGAGAAGGATTTAAAGACGGAGAATGATGAGCTTCTGATATATGCGGATTTGGATGAAACAGAAAAGAAGATCAATCAGGCTGTTGCTTTGGATAAGGCTGTTTCATTTTTAGTTGCAGAATCATTTGCTTTGGATAAGGAACTTGTTGGATATGAAGATGGATGCAAGAGGCTTGAACAATTAAAGGAATTTGTCAAGGCCGAGAAATATATTATGAGGGCAGAAAAGATCCAAGTGGAGCTGGATCTGTTGGATGAGTTGGAGAAGGTGCTTTATGATTATCGTTTGCTTCAACAACAGATTGAGGACCGGGAAGAGATTCTTTCTGGATTCAAGATATTGTTTGACAAGATATTCCTGATAAATGCGGAATTGATAGAGGATGATGAGTTTCAGTCCTTGGCCAATAAGATCATGGAAATAAGTGAGGATTTAAAGGCCAAGAATGAATACTTGGTCAGCATTTCCTCTTTGTATTCCCGGATATCAGAACTTGAGGAATTCGTTGGAGTGGCTGATGATTTGTCCTTGACTTTGAAGAAGTATGAGGGGATGGAGCAGGACGTTGCTGCCTCAAGGGATTCTTTGGAGGAATTCAAGGAGGAGTATGTTGGGATTCTGAGGAGTACCATGAAATGCCCCACCTGCTTTACCAAGCTGACCAGCCAGAAGATGAAGGAAGTTGAGGAGCAATTATGAGATTTCTTCTCTTATCAGACATTCATTTGGTTGCGGAAAATCCGGTTGCCCGTATGGACAATCTGGTTGAGACTCAATGGGGCAAGCTTGAGTTTGTCCTGAACTATGCCAAGGAGAATGATCTGGCGATTCTTCAGGCTGGCGATCTTACGGATACCCCACGGAGTTGGTTGTTGCTCCCAAGGTTAATCTCAACCCTGAAGAAGTACGGGGTTGAATGGTTTTCTGTTCGCGGTCAACATGATGATTACATGTATAGCACGGAGACAAGGGAGAGGACCAACCTTGGCATTTTGGAGAGGGCTGGACTGGTCCATTTGCTCAATACGGAGACACCGGCAATTTTTGAGGGTGGGGATATACAAATATATGGGGCGAATTTTGGCCAGAAACTGGCTCAGGTTCATCGTGATGGCCTAACCTTGGGCGTTATACATGCCTCAATTTCAGACAAGTCATTGTATCCGGGTCATATCTTTTCCAAACCATCTGATTTCCTTTCAGAAAATGATGGATATGATCTCATTTTATGCGGGGACATTCATCGGATGTTCATTTCTGCCATTAAGGGCAGGACAATTTTGAATGTAGGTCCCATGCTCAGGCTTGAGGGAACGGATTACAACTTCAAGCATAAGCCGGGATTTGCAATATTCGATTCTGAATGTCCGGATGATGAATTGCCATGGGTGGAAATCCCCCATGAACCGGCAGAGAAGGTTTTGAGCAGGGAGCATATTGAACGGAAGAAAGAGGCAGAGGAGCTGTTGAAGGATTTTGTAGGGGAGCTGGAGGATGTACAGCTGGATGCAGTTTCTTTCAAGGAAAATCTCTGGAGGTTCATTCGGGAGAATAAGGTGGAACAGTCAGTCATTGATGTCATTGCAATGTTTGTTGAGGAGAGGAAATGAGGAGGGGAATATGAATGCCACAGAGACATTATCCAATTTGAAGGGGAAGATGGAGGAGGTCAAGAAAGAGATTGGCCAGAAAGAGGGAATTTTACAGGCAGCATTTGGTAGGATCAAGGAAAGGTTCGGCATCAAGACCATTGATGAAGCTTATGAGAAGCTGAACCGGATGAAGGGTGAACGGGAAGTCAAGGTTGAACAGAGGGATGAGCTTTTGAAGATGGCTCAGGAAAAGCTGGCCACCTACCGGAGATAAAATGGAAGCAATTATCAGAGAGTTCAATTTGATCAAGGCCAGAAGGGATATCCTTCAGGAATCCATTGACAAGAAAACCAAGAGTGTTGGGGAACTGAAGGAGAAGGTTGGGGATCAAATCAAGGCCAGATGGGTCATTACTGAAGTTGCCCAGCAGACCCAACAGAGGTTTAAGGTAAAGGTTGAGTCACTGGTCACAATGGCAATCAGATCCGTCTTTGACCGGCCATTTGAATTCTCTCTGGAGTTTGAACGGAAGTACAACAAGATGACATGCCGTCCTGTTGTTAAGGAAGAGGAAAAAATTTATGATGACCCGGAGTATGATCTGGGTGGCGGAATGTTAGATATCATATCTTTTGCTTTCCGGATTGTTTTATGGTCATTGGAGAATCCCCGGAAGAGGAATGTTATAATATTGGATGAACCAATGAAGAACATGGGAAAGCTTATTGTTTTTGGTGGTCAGGTTTTGAAGGAAATATCCCACAAGTTGAATCTCCAGTTGATTATCATAACTCATGAGGATGAACTTCTTGAAATTGGAGACAGAAATTTCAGGATTACACATGATGGCGTCCGGTCCCACATAAATGTTGTTGGGGGTGAAGATGTTACCAGACCAACAGAATCAAAACCTGCCCGGAGAAGAATTGCAAGATGAGATAGGGAAGCTGGCTCTGGCAGGCAAGATGGATGTTGAGATTGCCATCATTCTTAAATTGCCGGTCAAACAAGTCTATCATATCCGCAAATTTATCCTTAAAATCTACAACTGGGGCAGGAAGAGGCTTTGCGTTAAATGCGGGAAGATGAAACCAATAACATTGTTTTGGCTGAAGAATCCGGTTGTTGAGATACGGGATTGGTGTCTGGTCTGCAGAAGGAAATCCGGAGTTGCCAGACCATATCATAAGGAAAAGAAGCCAAGGGAAAAGGTTATGGTGAAGGATGGTTGCATTGTCACTCTTTGTCTTCGCTGTGATAGGTCATTCAATTCTGAGTTATTGGCTGACGATAACCGGACATATAACCGGCTATGTCTTCAATGCAGGAATATAGTCAATGCAAGTGAAAGGGTATCCATCTATGAAATATAAGGTAACAGCCATAAAAAATGGAAAGCCGGTTAAAATAGAAAAGATGGAGGTCAACATAGCAAATGGAGAGATATTTTGCATCTGGTATCGTCCCAAGAATCAGTTGACATGGATCTTTACCAAGGATCTGGATGAGTTTGTAATTGAGGAGATAAAACAGTGATAAAACAGATATTTCTGGATACCGAGACGACCAGTGTAGATAGGAAGCATTGTGGTCTATGGCAAATAGGCGGGATAATCAGAGCTGGAAAACGTCAAGATGAATTCCTCTTTGAATGTGATATCTTCAGCGAGGATGATATAGACAAAAAGGCTATGGAGATGCATGGTTTGACGGTAGAGAAGCTGGCCCAGAATCCGGACCCACTGGACGTCATTGTGAAGTTTCAGGAATTACTGGCCAAGAGGGTGGACAAGTATGACCGTTTTGATAAATACTACTTCATCAACTTTGGAGCCGAATTTGATTCAGAGGTCTTGAGGAGCTGGTTTTATAAGTGCGGGGATGATTATTATGGTAGCTGGTTCTGGCATCCTCCAATTGACGTCATGGTACTGGCCTGTCAGGACTTGATTGGGAAGAGGAATGAGCTGAGGGATTTCAAGCTGGAAACGGTATGCAAATACTATGGGATTGATTTTGATTCCAGTGCAGCCCATAATGCCCTTTATGATGCCCGTAAAGCAATGGAACTTTATGATGCCATAGGAAAGAGTTTATCGAAAACATGTTAGATTTAGGCACGGAGTTTGAAAAAAAAGAATACATTTCAACGGATAAACTTCAATATTGGCAATTATGTTTTAGACAGGGGATGCCATTATGGATGAAGGAAAAATATACAGAAAAAAGAATCATTGATTGGTATGATCATTTTAATGGGGAAGTGTATGTTTCCTTCTCTGGGGGGAAGGATTCTTTGGTGTTGTTGCATCAAGTCAGAAAATTATATCCGGATGTTCTCGCTGTATTTTCTGATACTGGATTGGAATATCCAGAAATCAGACAATTTGTCAAGACAATTGATAATGTTGTTTGGGTTAAGCCAAAGATGAGTTTTAAAGATGTCATAAAAAAATATGGTTATCCGGTAGTCAGCAAGGAAATTAGTCAGAAGATATATGAATTTCGTGCATCAACAATAACTGGCAATAAAAAACACCAAAACCGCATTTTGTTTGGAGGCCGGAATGGGAATGGGAAGATGCCAGACAAATGGAAATTTATGATTGATGCTCCTTTTAAAATTAGTGATCAATGTTGTGATGCATTAAAGAAAAGTCCAATTCATACCTTTGAGAAGGAAACTGGATTGAAGCCATTTATCGGAACAATGGCACAAGATTCTCGGTTGAGGAAAACGAGATATTTGAAGGTTGGATGCAATAGTTATGAAGGTAAAGAAAGATCTGCGCCAATGTCATTCTGGAGGGAAGAGGATATTTGGGAATATATCAAAGAAAATAACCTTGATTATTCTGATATCTACAAGATGGGATACGAGAGGACCGGGTGCATGTTTTGTATGTTTGGCATCCATCTGGATTCTTTGCCAAATAGGTTTCAGAAAATGAAGAAAACCCACCCAAAGCAATATGATTTCTGTATGGATAAACTTGGTATCAGGGATGTATTGGGATTTATGAAAATACCAGTAGAAGAAAATCAAGACCATTTGTTTTCGTTGAGGGAGTCAACCAATGCCAGATGCATTTAAGAGTTTTGGCTTGAGTAATAATCCGGAAGAGTACAAAGCAGCGGTACTCTTCCGGGAAGCAGCCATAAAGGACGGTTGGAACCATGAGCCTACCTTTCCCACAGAACCAGAATCCAGACATGCTACGCTGGAAAGAGATGGGTTTAAGTGCCATATTCTAACAAGGAGGAATGTCGGCAGTTTCAGATACAGGGCAGAGGTTAGCATATGGGGTCCGGATGGTCTGGCAATCACCCCACCAAAGGTTTATGACTGGGACAAAATCAAAGCCGGAATAAAAAGATGCAACTATTGCAAAAAGGATAATGTCCCAACGCAGAGAGTAGGCTTTACTGGTAGATGCTGTGATAAGTGTCTCCCATCAATTCAAAAGAAGGTAGAATATCCGGGCTGGACCAATTAACGGGAATCCCACCCTATATAACAATTTCCTATACTCTACCCATAAAATACATGGAATCATACAAGGCATTTTATGAAAATATCCCCAATCGGATAGAAATATCTTTAAAAAGAGGGGAAAATCAATTATTATCCCTCCATGAAGATCACAAGGCCAAATCAAGATGAAATAGATAAGATAAGTCAATGGAATCAGGAAAAGGATATCATTGACCGCCTGGCACCTCGTAAACCAACAAAAAAAACATACATAAAAGTGAGAAGGTTTGTATCAGAGTATATGATTGATCATAATGCCGTCGCTGCCTATAAGAGATGCGGATACGGAACTGGTAATTATAACGCAGATGCCATTGCAGCCCATCAATTATTGCATAGGGGTGACGTGGAAGCCATTATCGAGAATATGGAGGAGAAGAGGAACCAAAAGGCAAACATAACAGCCCAGAAGATACTGGATGAACTGGCCTTGCTGGCCTTTGCTGATTTGTCCCAGATAGCTACATGGGATGGGTACACTTTTGTTCTTAAGCCATTTTGTGAACTTACCAGAGATCAAATTGCCTTAATATCCAGCATCAAGATAATTCCCAAACAGAATGGAGGTATTGATTTGGAGTTTAAAACCCCATCTGCCATGGACAAGAAACAGGCTCTGGTTGATCTTGGGGTTTATATGGGTTATTTCAAGAGAGAAGGGGATGCCAAAAAGACAGAGATTGACCCGGATGATTTGGCTAAGAAGATCCGCATGGCGCAGAGACAGATGGATGAGAAAGATGGCATTGGGCTGAAATTGGTCGAGAAGAAAAAAAGAATGGAGGCAATGGGGTAATGTTTAAACCAAAGTTGGTTTCTAACAACCCCAGTCAATCCCTTTTAACCCCACGATGGACACCCCTTCGACCACATCCTCCCGAACAAATGAGATTGGTAAAATTTCCCAAGAGGTTTAATGTTAATCCTGCGGGAAGAAGAAGTGGGAAAACAGAGAGGGCCAAGAGGAAGCTTGCCAGAAAGGCAATGGAAGGGACGAGATTTGATGATGCCCGCTTCTTTGCAGCAGCTCCAACAAGAGATCAGGCCAAACGGATTTACTGGGACGATTTGAAAGCGCTCATTCCTAAGTGGTTCCAATCCAAATCCCCATCAGAATCAGAGCTGGTAATATATTGTATCAATGGCTCTTCCATTCATGTTCTTGGTATGGATAAGCCGGAACGGATAGAAGGATCACCATGGGATGGCGGTATCTTGGATGAATTTGGGAATATGAAGAAGGATGCATGGGGTAAGAATGTCCGTCCAGCTCTTTCTGATAGACATGGATGGTGTGATCTGATAGGAGTGCCGGAAGGGAGAAATCACTACTATGATCTGGCCAAGGAGGCCCAGGCTGATACTACCGGTGAATGGGATTATTTTTGGTGGATTAGTGCTGATATCCTTCCACCGTCAGAGATAGAAGCTGCCAAGCATGATCTGGACGAACTGACATACCAACAGGAGTACGAAGCATCATTTATCAACTTCACTGGGCGGGCATATTATCCATATCTTGAACAAACCCACAATGCCCGTATTGCATACGACCCTAAGCAGCCATTGATTTTTACGTTCGACTTCAACGTCGCTCCGGGGACGGCCGGGGTGATTCAGGAAAAACAGGTCAGCGATTTGAATACCGGCGTGCAATTGGTTGGGGAAACGGTGACCGGGATCATCGGCGAGGTCTTCATCCCACGCAATTCAAATACGCCATTGGTTTGCAATCGTCTGATCAAGGACTGGGGCAATCACGAAGGAAAAATTTTGTGCTATG